GGGTTGATATTTAAGTCTGTTTTTTGTGCCATCTTTTTTAGAATTCCAGAATGATTTTAACGTCTTCTTTTTGCCTAAGATTTCTTTCAACCTCGGGTCTATTATCGATATAGATAATGTCCCCTGTCTTTTTATTTATCTCTGGATTGGAAAGACCTCCTGTAAAAGTTATTCCCAAATTAATACCATTTTCAGAACTTCCAGTAAATCCTGCAGATACAGTAGTACTAGTTGCTGTAGTGAAAGTAATACTATCGCTATTATTAAATTCGACTACTTTAGAATTTACTCCGATGGTTGTTCTATCCTCTTGATTTACTCCATTGGTGAGGAATAGAGATCTATCTTTAAAATATTTGAGAACTTTTGTGGTGCTATCATAAGATGCTACATAACCTTTAGCAATACTTGTTGCTGATTGGGTTTGTGTTACTGTCTCTCCAACAGTGGGTGTTCCTGTATAAGCAGCATTTAATTTTAGTGCATATAATCCAGAATAAGTAGAACCTGTAAAAGTAGTTACTCCAGCATACTCTTTAGGATTTTTTACTATTCCAACCTGTGCAAATTTAGTATCTACTGGGAAGTCTTTGGTAGAATCATCAAATCTAGAATAAACTAAAACTCTATCCGTTCCGAGTTCATTATAGATATCGTATCCATGACCTTTAGATGGTGGGATAATAGGAATTAAATTTGCTGCACTCGAAATGGTTCCTGTTCTTTCGAGATCAACAATCCCAAAGGTATATCCTTTACCTCCAGTAACAACGTTAGTAGAGGTAATTGTACCATTACTATCAACAGTTACAGAAACTCTACCACCAGTTCCGTCCCCCAAAATATCATAAGTACCATTAGAGTATCCAGTGCCGCCATTCTGAATATAAACTTTTTTGATTTGATTATTATTTACTTCAGAATCTCCCGCTTCTCGGACTGACTGAATTTGAGCATCAGTTGAAGTTTCCCAGTCATTGGGAACTACAATATATTCTGTGGAATCAAATTTTATTACGTCACTTGGAGAAATAGAAAATAGATATTTCCACAAATATCCATCAGAACCTGCAGAAAATGGTTGTAAGTCTGTAGATGTTGGTTCAAACTTAGATCTTTCACCATTTACATTAGTTCCAGAAGAACCATTGTCAATGCAAATATAAACTCTAAAATCACTGTTAATCACATAATAATTTGAATCATATAATCTACTTGTTCCAGAGTTGGGAGTTAAATTAGAAGAACTATAGTCATGTCTGTACATATCATAAGCAGTATTAGAAGTCCACTGAACTTTTCTTACAACTCTTCTAATATTTGTGCTTGTAATTCTTTTCCCAAACAATCCAGTATCTCTATAGTGATACAAATACTGCAAATTATCAGTTGGACTTGGGGGACCACTAGATGCAGTACTCCAAGTAGATGTTCTACCAAATCCTGCAACCGATGAATTTGGCAAACCTAAAAAGACATAATATGAGTTATTATCATCTAAAACAGAATTGACAAAATTATTAGCATTCAGTATTCTAAATTGATCTGTTACGACAGCAGCCATATTAACATAGTTTTTTAGATATTTATAAGAGTTTGGGGAGAGCGCCTGTAGATCTTATTCCAACATTTCTTCTTTGAATAATAGGATATGTTGTTAATCCAGATACGGTGTTTCCAGTTACTCCAATTGAGATTGGATTTCCAGATCTAACCAATCCAGATGTGTTTGATAATCTACCCCAAGAATATCTTCCCACAGGATAGTTGGAAGATCCTGTAGTGTTGATACCCACAATTGCTGATGCAGAATGAACTCTGCAAGTGATAACTCCACTGGCGTTGTCTAATGCAGTTACATTATAAACATTATCAATATATGTAGTTCCAACTCCGACAACTTCAGAGTCTGAAGAAATAATCGAAGTAACTCCATTTCCAACCAATGTATCAAAAATATAAATTGGATATCCAACTTGCAAATCAGATCCTATCAAAGAATCAAGGGTAAATTCTATAGCAAGATTTGGAGTGCTTGTTGTTGCAATTCCAACCACGGAACCATTGTCTCCCTGAATTGTTGTGAAGTTTGATATAAGTTCGATAGACTGATTTCCTGTAACCGTTGATATGGCAGCAGTTGATATTCCATTAATCACTAAGCAATCAAACGAAGTTAAATCTGGATCTTCATACTTAAACAACTCAACACTATCAATGAATACTTCGGTATCAGTAGTTGACAAATCTCCTATTACGTTTGCAGTAGGGAATATCAAAGACTCTATTGAATCTCTTGCTTTAGAAACAATTTCTCCATTTATTTTTTTGTCAGCTTTTTGTTTTATCCAACTCAGTGGTCTGTAAACCGTTGTGATACCAGGACCAGAGTATAAATTAGTCTCAAATTTATCTGAGAAAGATAAATCCGTCACAGTTCTCTTATCTTGTGAAGATATATTTGGATAATCATTACTCTTAACAACTTGAACAATATCTCCTTTTTTTATCGTCTCAGAGATATTTGTGACAACCTCAATATCTACATTTGTTCCTTTATAGAAGTAAATTGAAATATTGTCTTCAGATTTTGGTGGTGTTGTAAATCTAAAGGATGTTCCTCCTCCAAATTCATAAGCAATCCCAGGTTCTTGAAGTATTCCATTGATAAAGATGAGAAGACAATTTGCCAAGTTTATCCTAGAATCACTGTCTTGCTCGAAACTAAGAAGATCTCCATTATAGAATAATGGGAATGTTTGTCTAGAACCATCCTGATAATCTTCGATAGAATCAATGAAATCGAGTTCTCCAAATTCCCAAGATGCGAATTTATCGGAATAAGTTTCAAGAACGGTCAATTCAAACTCTGATATTGGAGATGCTAATCTAGCATCGGTGACTAACCCTACTGGCTTGAATACATCTCCTCTTCGGAAACTATATCCATTTCTAGTAATGTCAAATTCGGTGACACCAAAGTGTGTTGATCCTATTCCAGTCGCATCAACATTACCTACTTTCAAACTAATAGATAGTCCAATACCAGTTTCTGTTGTAGATCCAACACTAAGTCTAGAGACACCTATTACAGAAAGATTTTCGTAAGTTGGTTCAGATACAAATATTTGCGGATTATTATATCCTGTTCCACCAGCACCAATGCTAAATGCAAGTGATCCACCTGCACCAACTACTGCGGTAATTACTGCAGGATCTCCTCCAGCATCTTGAGATGCGTCATAAACAGTAACACCGATGGATGTTAAACCATTGTAACCAGATCCATAAGACCCTCCGGGAAGTCCTGTGGTAATTCCTGTGATTGATCCTCCAGCACCAATAACAGCAGTAACTGCAGCTCCTACAAGTGGTGCAAAACCTAATCCAGTTGTTGATCCTAAAGAAACAATAATTCCACCTCTTGGTGTTTCATTCTGATTTACATCATAATCTGAAATTACATACTCTAGTGGATCGCTGTTTGGTTTTGTAATTCCCGAGAACACAATAGTACTAATTCCAGCAGATGTATCCTCAAGAATCTCAAAATTTCCGAGTTTATTATTTGGTGTGGTTGGTTGTTGGAACACTCCATTTATTAAAACTATTCCACTAGATCCTATTGTTCCAATTCCAGTAGTGTCTGCGCCACCAACTTTTAAGGTAAAAGTCCTTCCAATACCATTAAACTGTTCGGAAAGGTCATCATATATTTTATTGGTTGTGTAGTCAGATCTCAAAAAGACTCTACCATTAAATTCTGAGGTTTCATAGTCCAAATTATATTTGGTTTTATCAATTTGGGGATTTCCTCTAGGAGCATCTACAAAATGTATTTCATTCTCTACAATGTTAAATGCACCCCTATAAACATCAATTTGTGTTGAAGAACTGTGATTTGTTGCTATAGTTCCAACAAAACCTCTCTCAGCTTCTACTAAATTAAAGGAACCACCATTGGTGATTGGACCAATACTAGATGTTCCAAGACCAACATTATTAACTCTCATATACTCATCATCTATTTTCAAAATATCTGCTGGATTAATAGAAGAAATTCCACTAAGATTTAATGTAGTAGTTGCAGTTCCAATAGATCCCGAAAGAGTATGGGATACACTAGTGAATATTAAAGGATGTTGAATAAGATCATCAATTACAATGATTGACTTTTCATTCTTTTTAACCATTTCAAATTGGTGAATATTTCCTCCGCCAAGATCTGTGAAGGTTACTGCGGTTCCACTTCTTGTTGTTGATATGAAGAATTCATCATAATTTAAATCATTAACGACAGCAAAAACTGTGGATGGTAACAAATCAGTTACACCACTGGTTGTATTACTATATGTTAATGCTGTAGTTGCAACACCAACAATTGATGATTTTGGAGTGTAAA